AAAGTGGTAAGTGCTGATGGAACGACGACGTTTGAAGGAGTTGCAACCTTAACAGATATTGTTTGTGGTGGTGGCGATGCATCAGCATTTGAAGAATTCTCTTGTACCATCAAATATGATCGTATCCCCAAAATTACTAAAAACGGTAACGGATCTGGTAATGGAGAATCTAACCCTGAATAATAATTCCATATAAAATAAGTTTAGGCTGGATGAGCTTACGACAAAACGCCAACAGTCTGCAACAAAATAAGACTTCACCAATGATTACGTACGGCTATCGTTATGTGTTAACTGGTGCAGTCTTTATAAAAAGAGCTGTTTTATGATGAGATTAGTTAAGCTTTCAGTAAAAGGTAGCTTAACTTTTCTTATTTCTGAATCGCTTTTCTTGTGAAGCATTGGGAAATAAAACCTCCTCTTGATAGGTTCGCTTTCCCTGAAGTAATATTGATACCATTACGCTAATATAGGTTAATCATTGAGAATGAAAGTAAAAGGAGACGTGAAAATGGCAATCAAAATTAATGTATTATCGACCCTTGTTCCCATTGAAATTGGCAATTTAAAGTTTGAAGTGGATGTGACAGATGAGAAATATCAAGCTTTCATTGAACGCTTTAAAGCAGTGCAAAAAGAGTTGTTAGCTTTAATGACAGAAATTGAAGAGATGGAAAAAAACGGCACAGAAATAAATGAAGAAGAGACGTTGGCTAAGCTGCATCAATTGGTTTCTAAGGCTTATGATGAGTTGTTAGGAGAAGGGACTTTTAGACAGGTTTATCAACAGACGCCTCGAATTGTGGCGGTAACCAGTTATTTAGTTAAACTGGTGGCAGCGTTAGAAAAGGAAATGGAAGTGGATCAAAAGGCAAATATGTCTTCTTATCTAAAAGCGAAGCAAACGAAATCAAAAAAAAGTAGTCAGTAAGTGAGTGGTAATATGTTTGAGTTAAGTTATCCCCTTGATGACACGGTGATGATTGATGGTCGAAAGTACCACCTAGATATGAGTTTTGATAATATCTTGTTACTGTTAGCGTTAATGAATGACGATAAAATTCCTAATTATCAGAAGATATTGGAAGGGATTAATTTGTTGTTAGGGGTGTCTTTGTTGTGGCCGTATTATCATATGGAGGCGCAACAACAAATTTTTAATCAGTTGCTTCAGAAGCTTTTTCCGAAGACAGAAGCGAGTTTACCTCACGATATCGATGGAAATCCCATTCCCATCCCTCATAATAAAGAGAAGAAAAGTTATGATTTTAAACACGATGCGGCTTATATTTATGCGTCTTTTAGGCAAGCTTATCAAATTGATCTCTTTGAAGAGCAAGGGAAGCTACATTGGTATAAGTTTCAAGCGTTGTTAGCGGGGCTGCCGGAAGATACGAAGTTAAGGCAAGTGATCGGAATTCGGACGAGGAAAGAGCATAAAGGGATGTCGTCAGCAGAGCGACGAGAGCTTCATGAGTTACAAGAGTATTATGCGCTCCCAGATGAATGATTAAAATTAAATTAATAAAATCTAATAAAAGACTTAAATCTTCCATTTTATTTCTTCCATTAATAAGTTAGTTCTTTTTTACCACGACTCATTTTAGGGTTCTTTTAGTAGTTTGATATTAATTTAATATAAAAATTAAAAAGAAAAAACAACAAGAAGAAATAATGTAGTGAATAGGTTAATAGAAACATGCTGTCATTAGCTTTTTAAATTACTCTAAATATTAGAAGAAAAGCGAATAGAAGAAAGATACAAAGTGAATACGAAAAAATATCTTTCTTGTAAAAGTACTCCAAGCATCATGTAGAACTAAATTTATGGGTGAATGTATAGGTGAATAGTAAGTGTAGACCTGTGTTTAAAAAAAAGATTTATAAAATGTATAAGTAAATTATTAAATTGCATGAAAGGATAAAGAATCCTAACTTAACATTATGCGCAACTCAGGTCACGCTCTTATTAGAACAGGGTGGAGATACCGATTATTGATGGCATAGACCTAATTTGATAAATATGTTAGGATATATTTACAAAACTTTATGATCGTTATCAAATTTTTATTTCTTGATGATTAGCCATAGGGTCAGCTCATATTAGGAATTGTAACAAGTATTCGACATTGAATTAAATGGTAAAGTGTGTTAAATTTAAGATAAATAAAATATAGGAGGACTTGAAAAATGAGCTGGTTAAAAGGATCAAATGGAGATCTTGAAAAAGAATTAAAGAAGAAACAAAAACAAGAAGAAAGGGAAAAACAAGTAGCACTAGCAAGGGAGAGACAAGAAATGGAAGAAAAAAACAGACGATTTCAAATATTAAAGAGAGAAAAACCATCAGATTATAGAACTTTTGAAATTATTAAGGATAAAGAGACAGGGGTATGTTATATTTGGCATGAAAAATTTGTTAAAGGAAGTGGAAACAGAGTGGGATTCACGGTTTTACTTGATAGAGAAGGAAAACCATTTGTAGACGACAGTGAAGAGTATGTAGATGTCGATGATTTTAATTAATTTACAAATCTTGATTGAGGCTCTCTCTGCATAGTTATCTAACTGTATTAAATCTTATAAACATAAGTTAAATAATAAGAAAACAAGTGATTTATAGATACTTCAAAGAGATATATTCTCTGTATAAGTATCTTTTTAGTTTGCTAATAAATAGTATGAGAAAGAGGTGAAAATATTGATACGAACAAATGAAGTGATTCAGATTGATATTCAGATGAATAATAAAGAAACTCTGGCTGCTATTAGAGAATTAATTCAGGGGTTTGAATCTTTAAATAGAATTGCTGGTCAAGTTAATGATACAATTCGAGCATTGAGTCATAACATGCAGAATGCGGAAGGTTCATTATCTTTGATGCAGGCAGGAGCTAACACATTAACAGTGGGACTTGGATTGTTAGATGTTAAATTAGTAGACATAGTGGCTAATACTGAGAAGTGGGAGAAGCTAATGACTTTAACTACTAATTTATTTCCAAACCTAAGGAAAGGGATTGATACTTGGATTGTTGGTCTTGCTGCTAAAACAACAGCTACTACTTTAGCAGCAGGTGCTGTAAAATTACTGCAAATAGCGCTTAATGCTCTTCCTATTTTTGCGGTTATAGCTGGTATTCAATTATTAATAGGAGCCATTCAAAAAGCTGTTGGGTGGCTTTTTAATTGGGTAAAAGGATTAAATTTGGTTTCAGATGAATCAAAGCATTTAAAATCAGAACAAGAAAGACTCCAAAGCAAAATTGAGGACTTAAACCAATCGATAAAAAGCAATCAAGATGCATTTAAGCAAACAACTCAAGATATTGATAATAATGCGGCAGCAAATAGGTACTTAGCTGATGAAGTTAAACGGTTAGCAGGGATTGAAAATAAAACAGCAGAAGAAAAGGCGAGGCTGAATTCCTATATTCAGATGTTAAATGACTCTATGGAAGGGTTAAACCTGCAATACGATGAAGAAAGTAATAAACTTAATATGTCCATTGATCTCATTCATAATCGAATTGATGCGATGCATGCCCAAGCGAAAGCCAACGCGGCTCAAGAACGGTTAACTGAAATTTTAAAACAACAAATGGAGGTAGAGTTCGAGTTAGAAAAGATTAATAAGTTGAAAGAAGACTATTTAGAAAAAGACAAGGGTATCATAAAATCTAAAGCAGATCATTTTAAAAAGACCACAGATCTAAATGAAGAGGAACGGGAGTTGTTAGCAACTCAAGCCGATTTGGCTGAACAATATGATTTTACTGCTCAGATCATGATTGATTCTATGTTGGCTAGTGCTGATGCAGCAGAACAAGGTGCTTCACGTCAAAAATTAGCCTATGAGAATTTATCTGACAATCAACGTAATGTAGTGGATAAAATGGTTGATTACTGGACGCAGTATCGCGATAGCGGTAGAGAGATGTTTTCTCAAATAGGAGATGCCACAAAATTATATACATATGTAACCGATGAAGAAGGAAATAAAGTACGAAAAGAATTGAAACTAACAGAAGCAACTCATGAAGAGGTAATGGACGCTATAATCGAGAATATGCGTCATAATCGTAAAGCGATGGAAGAATGGTCTAATAATTTAACCTATATAGCAGATGAGTTTTGTGCTGAGTTTGCTGGTTCTTTACGTGATTTAGGACCAGAAGCAGCTGGATATGTCCATGCCATGGCTAACGGTTGTGAAGATAAACTTCGTGATTTAGTGAAAGAATTCCACTTATCAGGTGAATCGGCAACTAGTAACATTACTAATGCTATTGATGAAGGTTACGATGAAGTTACAGGAATGGTAGCACACTTAGGAACAGGGATGCATCAAACACTTCGTCAAGAAGTCGAGGGAGCTAACTTTAAAAACATAGGTGAAACAATTCCAGATGACATGACTATTGGGGTTGAAGGAAATATTAAAGATCTAAATCAAGCAGTAAAAGGTATGGTCAATCAATCAAATAATGTGGTTTCAGGTGAGTTAGATGGTGTCTACCATAAATATGGAAATAAAATTGTCGACGAGCTTGCAGGTGGGATTGATGGAAGAAGTAGTCATGCGACCATGACGGCTAAGAACACAGCGCAAAGTTTGATCAATATGTTTAGAGATTTTTCTACTACTTTTCAAAACATCGGTCAAAATGCCATGGACGGATTAAATGCGGGTTTAAATGCTCGTCGTTCCACGGTTTTAAACACGGCTCGTTCCATCGCTAATGATGTGACTCGAACTATTAGAAAAGCGTTAGATATCAATTCTCCTTCTCGTGTCATGCGCGATCAAGTCGGAAAATTTATCCCTGAAGGAATTGCCGTTGGAATCGATGCCGAATCAAATATGGTGATGGAGGCTTTACATGGCATCACTGATGATATGCTTAAAATCCCGAAAATTTCGCCGGAAGCTTTGGTTGAGTCTAGTCGCGGCGGTCTGTTGGCAGCGGGAACCAATCACTCAGCTATCAATCACTACAACTCCACAAATAACGAAGGTTTGTTTGATGGGGCAACCATCATTTGGAAAGGCAAAGAAGATATTCGTCAAACCATGCAAGAAATTGCTTGGATTACGCAAACAGAGGGGGCCAGAATGTAATGTTTATTTATAAAAATCGTCGCAGTGATGACATGGGTTTAAAAATTGAAGGCGGTTTAACCTTCACAGCCCCTGCTAGAGATATTGAAATTTTAGAGGTTCAGGGCCGAGATGGCGATGTCATCATTGATAATGGGCGCTATCGCTCCGTTAATCACTCGCTTCCTTGTCGAATCGTGTTGCCGCCAGGTCAAAATCTTGAAATGGCAACAACAAAGATTCATGATTGGTTAAGTACAGATCAGAACTATCATGATTTTATTTGGAGCGGTGACCCTGACTTCACTTATAAAGCGCTTGTTTATGAAGAATATGAGACTCAACGAGTGCTTCATCGCTATGGCAGAACCGTTTTAAAGTTTAGATTTCATCCGATTAAATACTTAACATCAAGCTTAGAAGAACGAGCTGTCTCCCATGAAGAAATCATCTACAATCCGTATCAAATTGAAGCAAAACCGCTTATTAAATTATTGGGAACTGGCGATATGACTCTTTATATTGGCAATCAAGAACTTGTTTTAAGAAGTGTGGATCGGGGAATAAATCTTGATAGTGAAACCCAAACCGTCACCAGCTTTGACGGTCAAAGAACAGAGTTTGATAAAATGTTTAGCTATCCCTTCCCTGTTTTACAACCAGGAAACAATCTCATAACTTTTGGTGAAAATGTGGAAGCCATGTATGTCACAGCTCGGTTAGGAGCCTTGATCTCATGAGTTTACCTATACTATATCAGAAACAAGAGACTAATTTTAATCACTTAGGTTTAGGCATTTTAAAAGATGCTATTTCCTGTTTGGTTACGGAAGAGCGTAATGGTATTTTTGAATTAGATATGGAGTATCCTTTATCGGGTGCTCTTTTTGATTTATTAGAAAACGATCAACTTATTAAAGTGGATGCTGGACATGATCTGAAAGGGCAGTTGTTTCGGATCAAGCGAATTACGAAAAATACCGATGGATTCGCTCAGCTTTACGCTCAACATGTATCCTATTTAGCACAAGATTTAACTTTGAGGCCAGAAGTCACCCTAAGAGGAACGGGACATCAGGCTCTTGAGCAATGGCGATCAAGCATCATTGATCCCAACCCCTTTACTGTTTATTCCGATGTCAATCTAGAAAGAACCACCACTTTAACGATCCAAGAGACCGAAAATGCTCGGCGAGCTTTAGGAGGAACGCCAGGTTCTATTTTAGATATTTGGGGCGGCGAATATCAATTTGACAATTACCAGATTCGTTTGCTAGAAAATCGGGGGACCAATGCCAATACATTAATTAGCTATGGGCGTAATTTACAGGATTTACAACAAGAAGAAAATATTGCGAATACTTTTACGTCTATATATCCCTTTGCCACGTATCAAGAAGCTTCAGAAGATGGCGCTCAAACCCGAGACATCTTAGTCACGGTGCCAGGATTTATAGTGGATTCTGAACATGTTGAAGCTTATCCCAATCGCCGAATTCTTCCCGTCGATTTTTCACGGGAATTTGAAAATAACGAAGTGCCTACGCCTAACCAATTACTTCAATTAGCTGAGCAATATATAAAGATTCATCAAATTGGAATTCCTAGAGTCAGTCTTAGTGTTTCTTTTGTCGATTTGACAAAAGCATTAGATTTTAATGGCGTCCATCAAGAAAGGCTGAACTTATGTGATGTGGTTCCCATTTATTTTGAGAAACTCGGAATTCGAGCGCGTGCTAAAGTTGTCCGAACCCGATGGGATGTCTTGCTATCCCGTTATGAAACGTTAGAGATTGGCGAACCGAAAGCGACCTTATCCGATAAAATACGTGATATTGAACACGATATTAACCAGATCGGTAATCGCCCACCGATTATCGGAAGCGAAAATATCGCCAATATACCCCCTAAACCGGTTACCAACCTAGAAGCAGTAGGTGGTTTTGGAGCCATTCATTTGTTTTGGGATAACCAAGGAATTTATTTGGATCACTTTGAGCTTCATGCCTCGTTAGTTTCAGGCTTTGTTCCAGATGAACATAGTCGGATCTATCGCGGACGAGGCAATGGTTTTAGTCATATTGTGGGTACAGATCGCCAACACTTTTATCGGTGCCGTGGAGTCAATCATCATGGGGTAGTTGGTGAATGGTCCATTGAAGTCGTGGGACAAACGGCGCGAATCCCTGAGTTGGATCAATTAGAGGGACAACTTAAAGAGCTTGATTTGAGCCTTGAAGAATTGGAAGAAAAGGTTATCGATTTAAATGAGACATTACCTAAATTAGAGCAGCGGTTAACCGAAAATGAAGTCGAATTGGCTGATCTTAACCAAGTCCAGCTCCCCCAACTTCAGGATGAATTAGCTGAATTAGGACAAATCGTATTACCAGAACTAGATTATCGATTAAGCGAGAATGAAGTCGCACTAAACGATTTAAATCAAAAGGTTCTTCCCCAGTTAGATGATCGTTTGACAAGTACAGAATCAGACTTGGAAACAGCACAAGACCAACTAAATCAAGCATTGGAACAAATTCATCAAGAAAGCGGAGGGCTTGGTGATTTACATTACCGCTTAACCCAAAATGAGGATGCCGTTGAAATTTTAACGACCCAAGAGCTCCCACAACTGGATGGTAGATTGACTAATGCCCAAGGACAATTGGAAACCTTAAATCAAACAACTCTACCTAATTTAGACAGGCGATTATCAGAAAATGAAAGTATGTGGGCTACTGCGCAATCAGATATTAAACAGGCTTTAACTGATGTTGGGGAAGTGGCGACGGTGATGGACCTTTGGAAGTGGCAAGATACGACAGATATTGATGGAGGAGCGATCCGAACGAACACCATCACTGCTCGTCAAATTAATGCTGGTGCCATTACAGCAACAGAAATCGCCAGTGGCACGATCGTTGGCGACCATCTAGCAACCAACACGATTACGACTCGAGAAATCAATGCTAATGCTATTACTGCAGAAAAAATAGCAGGAAATACGATAACCGGTAACAAGTTAGCTGTTAATACGATTACCGCAAGAGAGATTAATACTCATGCGGTGACGGCCAACGAGATTGCGGCCAATACCATTACGGCCAATCAAATTGCTTCACGAACCATTACCGCAGATCAAATGGCAACTCAAGCCATCACGGCAAATGAAATTGCAACGCATACCATTACGAGTGATCAAATTGCTGCTAATGCGATTCACGCAAATCGTTTAGCCATTACTGACTTTACTAACTATGCCCAATTAAATCGAAATACAGCTTCACAATTTGGATGGACGGTCGAAGAAGTGCCGAATCAACCACAGAATCCATGGTTCCGAAAAGATATGATTAGCAGAGATAATGTGATTGCTGAGGTGTTTGAAGTTGTAGGTGGAGAACAATACAGAGTCACCGGTGAAATAAACACAAACGTTCAAGGAGCGACCACTAATGGTGGAAACGTCTTTGATTTTGCCCCTGTTGGAATTGGGTTTCGGTTCAGAAGTGCAGATGGGACAGATGGCTGGATCTGGTCAACTCGAGTCACAAACGGGACAGGCATTGTAAATAGTGTCATTACAGCACCTGTCAACGCCAAAAGTGCCCAGTTGCTTGTTCATTTAAATAGTTGGGCTCCATTTACAGGGATATTACGAGTTAGAAATATTAAAGTCAATCGAATGGCAAGTGGAGAATTAGTTGTGGATGGCTCAATTCTGGCAAATCATATCAATACAGATTCTATTCAAACTCGTCACATTCAATCCGAGGCAGTGACGGCTGATGAGATAGCGGCCAATACCATAACAGCTAATCACATTGCTTCCAGAACCCTAACAGCCGCTGAAATTGCAGCAGAAGCAATCACAGCCAATGAAATCGCAACGAATACGATCACAGCTAATGAAATAGCGACTGGCACCCTAACAGCCACTGAAATAGCAACAGAAACGATCACAGCCAATGAAATCGCAACGAATACGATTACAGCCAATGAAATAGCGACTGGCACTATAACAGCCGCTGAAATCACAGCAGAAGCGATCACAGCCAATGAAATTGCAACGAATACCATTACAGCTAACCAAATAGCGACTGGCACTATAACAGCCGCTGAAATCGCAGCAGAAGCGATCACAGCCAGTAAAATTGCAACGAATACGATCACAGCGAATCAGATTGCCACCGATGCTATTGAAGCCAGACATATTAGAGCTGGCGCTATTACCGCAGATGACATCGTGACTGGAACCTTGCAGTCTGTCAATATCCGTGGCGTCAATATTAACGGGTCGACCATTACGAGCGAAGCTGGAGGTTCAACTGTTACGATCACCCAAGGACAAGTGAGTATGAATCAAAGCACGGGAGATAATCGAGGGGAGTCTTTAATTAATCCCACTCAACTTAGGTTTAGGCCGATCTCCTCAAATTTACCACTGTCAGGTAACATCCCGGCCAACCTTGAAGTCCAGTATCGACCAGAAGGAATTTATCGAAGAGTCGGGACAGCTGGGCAATTAAACAACTTTACTCATTATATTAATTTTGTAGATGGCAATGAAGGAATTCGGGTATTTGGTCGCATGACAGTTGGGTTGCACGGGAATGCTGATGGCGGGACGATTGGGTTGTCGTTAAATAATAGTAGACTTACCTCCGTTTCTCGGATGGAGTTGAGCCATTTAACAGGGAATCAAAGTGGACTCTGGTTTGCGCCGACTCCAGACCAACTGCTGTGGAATATTTTTAACGCTAACGGGAATGGGAACGCAGGAAATGATTGGTTGCATATCTCTCCGTTTAGACCTGCTAATGCAGGTGGAACCATTTATAATGCCCAGCTCATGTCATTTAAGCGATCTGGTCAATCGGGTAGTACCACTTATGAATCTGAACGTGCATCCGTTCGGATTATGTCAGGTAATGTCAATGTCGAAAGCTCAACCAGTTGGAATGATCGCTCCTCATTTGTCATAGTGGGGCAAAATTTCGGAGTTCCAAGAAACGGAGCGGGCTACAATAATATTAATGTTTGGGTATCAAGTACGGGTAATTTCGGAGTCCGACAACCAGGACAAACATCAGGAAATTTTAGACCCATCCAAGCATCAGCTTTTTCAGTTAATTCAGTCAGAGCCTCAAAAACGCATCTAAAAGCAATGAAAGAATTGGACGAAACAGCGACGCACCTAATCAACCGCACCCAGCTGTATGAGTACGATTTAGTACAAGAAGTCGAATCTGGTATTCCTCACAAAAATTATGGAG